CTGGGCAATCGCCAACAGAGCCGAAAGGAACTTCTCGGTTTCTGCGACCGTGGCGACCTTGTCTCCTTCAGCGACCCACCCGTAACGCTGGCGGGACAATGCTCCCCGCACAAACCCGAAAGTGTCATCCCGGAAGACTTTCTCGCAACCACGAGTGAAGCATTGCCAGTAGCCCATCGAGGCGTTGTAGTAAACCCTACAGCCGGTCGGGTTGTCGCCACCATGGACTGGGCATGCCGTAAAGAAGGAATTCTCGGCAGGCTTGTACTCCAGCCCGAGGGCGTCAAGAACAGTCTCCAGCTTTTGGGTGGCGGCAGCTGCTATTTTGCGCAGCCGCTCAAAATTCTGCGGACTCTTGGGTGGGATTGTCGAAGCCTGACCGCGTGGGTTTGCTTCGGAGTAGTCCGTTCCGCGTCGGTCCTTCCTTGAGTCTGCCATATTCGTACTGCCCCTGAATGTTGATGTAATCCCCACCATCAAGACCCTTGCCGTGCCGAGACACCACCGGAATGAGCTTCAGGTTGTACCTGACCCCGTCCGGACCCACACCCTCTTCGGCCATTTCCTCCTGGGACTTCCACTTGTAGATGCTGAAATTTGAGCAGAGCCAGATGATGCGGTCGGAACCGCTGGCCGTGCTTGTGTCCTCGGCGTTGATGCCGTCCCGGTTCAACTGGACAAAAGCCAAGACAGGCACCTGATAACGCACCGCAAAATTGTGCAAGTTAGTCATCAGGAAACCCAACGCCTGGAATTCCGAGATGTTCTTGGTGATGCTGCGGTCGTCCATCAGCTTGATGTAATCGAAGACAATGAGAGCCGGTTTGGTCTGTCCAGACTCGTCGAAACCGACATGCCGGTACAGCCAGCGACGCATCGACCCGACCGTCTCCTCAAACGGCTGGCCGGCGATGGAGGCATAGTGGTAGGGGATGTTCTTCAGCTTCTCCTTGGCCTCATAGACCGCCTTGGACTTCACCTCGTCGGCGCCAAACTTGCCACTCTTGACATCGTCCACGGTCACATTGGCTAGGTTCGCCAACATGCGGTGCCAATGCTCCTTTGCGGACATTTCCGTGTCCAGGTTGAGCACGGGAATATTCAGCTTGGAGGCGACATGCAGGGCGATATTGTCTGCCAGCTGGGTTTTGCCTGTCTTGGGTCGGGCACCGATGACATTGACTGTGCCACGCTGGAACCCCCCGCCAATGGCGGCATCGTACTGGGGAAGACCAGAACTGATCCCCATGACATCTGACGGGTTTGCGGCCAGATAGTCGATATATTCGTCCAGATCCTTGGAGATATGCGCCAGGCTTTCCGACTGGTTGCCCAGGCTCCCAACGAAATTGAAAACCGCTTCTTCACCGATCCCCAGGATTTCGCCCAGCGTCTCGTCCCCGGAAATGCTGGCCAATTTCTGGGCCGACTCCTTCATCACTTCCGAGAATTCGTTGGCCTTGTGCAGTTTCACCAAACGCGCAGCCAACCTGCGCAAATTGGATGGTTCAACCGGAGTAACAGCCAAGGCCCGCAGGTATTTCTGCTCTTCCTGGGACTTGAAGGTGTCCGCAAACCCCAGAGTGCCAGCCGCCGACACAATGGAGGGGATGTCTGCCTTGGAGTTCGGTTCGGCAAGAACCTTCTCCAGGCAACGGTAATAGACGGCGTTGGTGCCACAGCTGAAACAGTCTGCCGACAACACATCGGAGACATCCACCCATGCCTCGTGCCCACCCTTGAGAAGAGCCGCCAAAACGGCCCTCTCTGCTGCCGGATCTTGATTCATGATCTCCCCCTCTTCAGACAACCAGGACAAACCACCCCGGAATCGATCTCGCGCCGCAACGCCGCCTGCACGGCTGCCACCTGATGCGTCCTGTTGCACTTTGGACAGACCACATCAACCATCCTCTGGTTTTGCGAAGGAGGTCTGCGGGCTGCCGGGCGCATCTTCCGGTTCAGCTTCTTGTCGGTGGCAATATGCCCCTTCTCAAGAGACAGGTCATCCTTGAACTGGTTGGTCGATACAGACTTGGCAGGTTCTGGTGCCTTTTTGCTTTTGGGCGCTTTCTTCGGTTTTGCAGCGACCTCGGGAGGGGTAGTCTCCTTGCCAGCCATCTGGCTGGCCACCTCGGCAACGGTCGCCCAGTCCTCCGACGCCATCGCCAGAGCCATCTTTTTCAGCAAATCCTTGTCACTCATTGTTGTCTCCTCTTGGTCGCAGCCAAAGACGCAAACATATCAGCCACCTTTTCCAGACGCAGGGAAAGGTAATCAATCCTCTCCAGACGACAGGAGAGGGAAACCTCCTGCCTTTTCGTGTTGCTGGCGAAATCATCCTCCTGGATTGCCAACGCCCTCCTTTCGTCGGGCGAGTTGTACCGATAATTTGCGGTCTTGCTGGCAATACACTTGAGGATCGCCTCGTTGCAATACCGGATTTTCGCCCGCAGCTTGTTGCAGGCTTTGGCGACATGGAAAGCCAGACTCGTCAACATGACGGCGGCCTCATTGCACTCCTCTGCGGACATGGCGTTCAGCTCGTGCTGCGACATGTTGATGTAGCGCATTGCGCCCTTGTCTTCCGCTGGGAGGATCATCTTCTCGTAACTGTCCAGCATTTCATCGACCGACTGGGACGATGACTTTACTGCCTCAGCCTCTTCTCCCACTGTTCGTCCTCCTCGTTGTAGGGCAACTCAATCACCTGGATGCCGTTCAGATGGCACCAGTCCAACTTCTTCTGGTCTCTGGCTTTTGATTCCAGAAAACCCATGATCGTCCCATGAAAATGGGCGACAAAACGATAGTGCTGCTCCCCGTGCGCCTCGACCACCAGATTGCGCAGGGGCAGATAAAAGTCCACCCGCAAGCCGTTCGACCCCGGCAATCCGACCTCCTCCATGATCCTGTCAACGGGATAAATCCTGCGCAGGATCGTCCGGACGCGGCCGTGCAAACCGGAACGGAGAGGGGCCAACTCGGCCCCCGAATGAGATCTGCCGGTGAAGGACCAAGTGTAGGTCCTGCCGTCTAAGCCCTTGACTTTCATGACGGGTGGAGCATGACGTTGATTTCGGACTCAAGCGCCGCAATCCAGGAGGGGTTGTCCTGAAGCAGTTTGTACAGCTTCTCTCCACCCTGGGTCTTGACCCTCTTGATGGCATCATCATTCCACTTGTCGACGCCCATCAGGTCGAGGTGCCGTTCCATGTAGTCCAGGCTCATCCACGCCCCGGCTTTGCCGATCAAGCCGAGTTGCGCACCCAGATTGATCGCCTCATAGACATGGTCGATACCGATGCCATAGCGGATATAGCTGTCCACTTCCATCTGGGGCGGGCCGAGGGCGCACGACTCAATCAGCCAGTGAACCTGCTGGCCAATCTGTTTTTCGTTGCCGCCAGAACCGACCTTCCAAGCCCGATCAAACTTGACCCGCATCTGGACATCGGCCTGGTATTGCAGGGTGCGACTTCCTTTTTCGACAAAACCGCCATACATCCCCTGGGACTGTGTCAGGTGAAGGATCGCCCAGACAAAACAATTGCGAACGGGCACAACATTGGAAGCCTGACGGCAGAACCCGGCAAAAATCTTGTTGCCAGCACCGCGGTTCTCGTAGCCGACCCCCTCGTCCATTTCCTTCTCGTCGCACAAAGCGGAGACCGAGTCGATGATGACCAGACAGCCGGGATCGGTGTTGATCGCCTTCATGGCCAAGGTCAAGTAATCCTTGGCGGTCAGAATCCGCTCGGGCGTTGACCGGAAGATGGTGAATTTGTCGAGGTTGAGTCCCGCCGTCCCCTTGAGGTTCATCTCCTTGAGGCGCCCCTCAATATTCAGGTAGTAGACATGCCGATTGCCGTATTCTGGTTTCTGGCATTGGGCGGCAAAGGACAACGCCGTGGAGGTGTTGTGGGTGACAATGAAGTTGTCGGTCAAATACAGGCCGTCCTCACGGAAGACCTTGATGCAGACAGACTGTTCATCCCGCACATAATCCACCGCCACAATCCTGCGGGTCATGACCGTCTTGACTCGCTTTTGGCAGCGGGCCTTCTTGCGGGGGAGACGGAAGATGGACGACATGTCCGACATACGAATGTGGCAGCGATAAAACCGGAAAAGCTTGCCATTGAAGATGCGACGGCAAGCCCTGACAGAACAGAGGCCACCCAAAGACTGCACCAACCATTTCACTTGATCGGCCAGCCGCTGTGACACGGTGGTGAACTCTGCGCTCCCAGCCTTGCCAACGGTGCCATCGGTATCCATCAGCCCCTGCAAGACGGCCTGGCGAACCTCGACCGAGTTGTACAAAAAGCAGTCAGGAACATGTTTGGTGTGCGAATTCCTGCCAATCAACCCCAGACGCTTCAGGGCGGTCTTCAGTTGCTTGGCCCCGGTCAGCCAATAACTGTAGTTGTTTGACTTGGAGGCCGAGATATCGCACTCGCCATGATCGGCGACAGCAACAGCCAGTTCCTTGTCGGCGGCGTAAAAACTCAGCTGTTTTTCGGTCATGGAGCCGTTGCCAAGCATCAGACCAACAACATACGGATGGACAGGAACCGGCCTGGGACGGAAAAATACCGGCGCAGTCAGTCGAACATGCCACTTGGGCCGCTGTCCCCATCGATTATTTTTTTCCTTGTAGTAGAGATCGTTCTTGATGTCTTTCAACGCAACGACTTCGGGGGACTTGCGCGCCTTGGCCGAAACCTCCCAAAGATGATCCATGCCGCATTCAGCCGTGTCCCCGTTGTCGAAGGTGACGCGGTAAACCGGCTTGACTCCCTGAGGAAAAACGCCAACCACAGCACAGACCGAGCCGTCGGGGTGGCAAACGGCATCGCCCACCGCCAAGTCGCCGATCTTGCGCGGGCCGTTGGGGGTGTAAACAGTAGCGGAAATTGGCTGTTCCTTGCCGGTCTTGGGCTGGCCTGAACAGGTGATCCAGGAACCCTCGGGAATGCCTCCGTGCAGGCCGACATTCAGGGCCGGGCCAACCGGCACCACCATCTTCTTGTGGCCTTCTTCCTCCAGCATGTCTCTGGCAGAAACAGCCACGCCTTCCCCGTACTGCTTGACCAGTTCTTTTTGCAGTTGTGTGTCATGACTTTCCTGCTTGCTCTTACTCACGCTCAAAATCCTCCAATTTGCTGCGCAAAGAACGACGGGGAATGAAATCCGGCCTAGGTGTTTGGTCGTTGACGATTGGATCGGGCGGGGGCGGTGGCGGCGCAGCAGCCAGACTGGCTATTTCCGCATCGTATTTTTCCTGCTCCCTAGCCAAGACATCCTTGAAGAAGGGTGCCCCAAACGAAAAAACCTTTTTTCCCTCGGGTGACCGGATCGCCCTTGAGATAACGGAGGGATGGTGTTTTTCCAAAAGCTTGAGCGCCAATCGCAACTGAAGAAGAAAAATCTTCTTCCAGCGCGGCAATTCCCAGAACTTCGCTGGCAGAGAAGTCTTTTCCTTGGCAGCCTGGCGTTCGCACATCACTTCGGCCAGGATTTGTTGCGGAGCAACCCATCCACCGCCATAGCGACTTTCGTACCGACTGTGTTCAGTAGCTTTCTTTGCCATTCCCTAACCCCTCAGGTGAGAGAATAGGGGTGAGACTAGGATGTTATCAAGGACTTACCCACAGTTTCTTGATCGTGACGATTTCGACGATCAGAATTTACAACCAAAAGCTCGGGCACTACCACGGTAAAGGTTTGTACAGTTTGCCCATCTTCTTCAAGATGCCCAAGCACGAATAAGTTGTACTGTTGGATTTGCGCCGACAGCGAAGCGCCCACCCCGGGTCGAAAGAAATAACCTTTGGCATCCCTCGGGCTGACTTCCAGCCTGGAAGAACGAAAGCGGACACAGACCGCACGGATTTTCTCAGGCAACCTGGCGAGATTAGCCCAGTCCTCATTCGTCCCGTCCACCACCGCAAAGTCTCCTGTGGCCATTTCGACCAACAGGAAAGCCCGATCCATGGGGGCGTCAGAGAGAGCCTGGGCCAGCGTCCCGTATCTCACTAGGCTTCGCCCCGGTAGAGATCCTTGGCGTAGCGGGTCATGAACTTATTGCCAGCCCGCACAGCCTTGCCGTGGTCGTCTCCCTCAATGGCAGCCGCCTCCGTCATCACGGTCACGCCTTGGGAGGGGCGACCGAACTTGCCGGGCGACTTAGCCTTAGCTTTCTTGTAGGCGTCAGCGATTTGTTCAGGCTGGCAACCCAAATCCTCGGCGATCTCGGCAAGATTCTTCAGGCCCGCCAGAGACTCCAGATAGTAATGCTCAGCCTTGGTTAGAACCTTTGGTTCCACTTTCTTCTTGGCCATGATCAACTCCTCTGAGCCATGCGCAACATGGCTTGATTTCCGCTTTTCAAAAACTCGACATATTGGTCGAACGATGTCCTGCTGACCTCTCGCCAACAGAAACGCATTTTTCCGGTGTGGCTGTCAAAACGCACAAGGTCATCGTGGTGATGGTTGAGCGGGTTGTAGAACAGGCCAGAATCGATTCCGCGGGTGCAGACACGCACCTCGCATTTCTCAAGGCCGGTTTTCTCATGCACAGTAATACGCGCAACACACCCATGATTTTCAGGATCGATCAGGTTGGCTTTCTTGTCGTAGGAAGTCACCTCAACAGGATTGACTTTCTTCTCCAGGAATTTCTTGGCTTCGTCGATGATGCGACGGGTCATGCTTTGTCTCCGGGTGCCGTGTAGAACAGCACATTCTGCCCGTCAGCTTCCAGATGAGTCACCTGCGTGACGAGAACAGTATCTTCCGCATCGGTCTCGCTGGGCTTCTGTGCGCCAGAATAACGAAAGAGACCCTTCACCTCTTTCTGGAAAGAAGTGTCCCCGCAGTAGCAGCATTTGGCCTTGACCTGCCATTCAAACGGCTGGTCGGGCTGCACGGCCCAAACATCCACCAGAGGCTTGTTGCAACTTGAACATTCCAGAATGACATGCCCGCCATCCTGGAAGCCGAACTTGGTGGGTGGTTGGGTGTTCACGATGTTGCGCAACATTTCATCAACTCCTCGATTGCCTCGTTCAGACGACGCTCACAAGTCCATCTGTCAACACCCTTGAGATGAAGGGTGAGCCTCTTCTTCTCGACGGGATTCCCGGAGGCCGATCCGTCCGGTAGCCTCTCGTGAACCTCTGAAAAAAGATAGATGACAGCGACATGCGGATTGGTCGGGTCGTTCGGAGTGGTCATTAGCCCTTGCCCTCCTCGATGTATTTTTTGACATTCTTGATTTTCTTGAGATCAAGCGGTTTGTCGCTGTCCCTCCACCAGGGCTTTTTCCCAGCCTCCTTGCTAAGCATCTGCTGGGCCTTCTTGTTGCTGGCTTCGGTCTCAGCCGCAATCTCGTCAACCTTGGTTTTGCCGGCCGATTTGGCATTCCGCTCACCCAGCTGACCGATGGTGGTCGGGTCTTGTTGGCAAAAGGCGGCGATGCCACACCCGATCAGTCGTTCCAGGGTCTTCTTCTTGCAGTCTGGGCAGGTGCGCTTGACCTTGTCGGTGAACGACTGGTAGACCTCAAACTCATGCCCGCAGCTGTTGCAGCGGTAATCGTAGGTCGGCATCAGTAGTCCTCTTCCTCGTCGTCGAAGTCGACATCCGCATTAGTGACATCAAGACACCAGCGTGACTCGGTCAGATTGACAGCCTGGCGAGGGAGGTTTTCCCGCAACAGATTGCCATTCAGGTCGGCATACGCCAAGACCAGAGTGTCATCGCTGGCAAAAGATATCACAGTCATCGGCGGCGAACCGCTGTTCAGGCAGACGACATCTCCAACCTCAAACCCCTCGCTCCGCGCCATCGTCTTCCCCTCGTGTGCGCCAGAAAGTGTGGAATTCATCCGGATCAGTTCCGTCTGTGTTGGCAAGCTCTTCCACCGCAGGAGGAGCCTGAGTGGTGGCCGGAGCTTCAGTCGTGGGGATGGCTGGGGCTGGTGTCGAGCCAAGCTCAGCTGTTGCCAGGACAACCTTGCCCTTGATCCCAGGCAGACTGTCTGTCGAGATAATCCGGTAAACCAGACTGGACATGCCATCCTTGGATCGGTCGTAGTTGGTGCCAACCCGCTTGCCAGCCTTGAACTGCTCCATGACATCAAATGTCAATGGTGGGAAGTTTGCCTCGCGACGGGACATGAAAATGCCCTTGCGGATGCATCGCTCAAACATGTCGGCGGTGTGGACATTCGTGCCGGGATAGCAGTTGGAGTAACCGTTGACCTCGCTGTAGATTTCCACGGGCATGATCTGCACGCCGCCCATCTCCACGAAGGCGTCTTCCAGGCGGTAGTCGGCATCCGACCCAGTGAGCGGCTCGGAAGAATGGAAGACGAAATAAGCGGCGTCCGTCACCTGAACCCCGACATTGCACAACCAACCAGCGTTCAACGGCCCCTCGTCGGCCTGGCGCACCACCACAACCTCGTAGTTGAGATCGGGATTCTTTTTGGCGATCTGTTTGGTGAGCGCATCCAGAAAACCGTTGACATCGGCAGACTTGGAGGCGGGGACGATGAAGGCGATCTTGTGCATGGATTACTTCCTCTTTTTTGCCTTGTTCTGAATGGACTGCGAGGTGCGGATGGCCCATTCCACGCCAGAGGTGCCACCCCAACCCAACCAGGCGACAATGGCCGGTATGGTCCAGGGCTTGGTCTTCGCCTCGGGTTTATTGCGGGCTTTCTCGTAATTGCTGCGATGCCGGTTGAAAGAGGCCATCCTTTTCACCGTCGACGCAGAAAGCTTGGCGCCGTTTGCCAGATCGCGGGCGCGTGCCCAGCCCACAGGCGTCATTCCCTTGCATTCCTTGCCATACTTCTCTTTCCACTTCAAAACCTTGCGGGCATTGTTGCGGGCCGACTCAGGGGGGTCATATCCCTCCGAGGCCTTGCTCAACACATTCAGGACTTCGGTGGCCAGAATCGTGCAGGCCTCATTGACCTTGTTCTCGTTGACAAACTCAAGAGCTTGCTTCGGATTCAGCCCGGCCTGCTGGAGGATCGCCTCGACTTCTTCCAGGAAAATATTGAGTGGTGTATTGCTATTCTTGCTCATGACGGTCCCTTAGGGGTGGGTTTGATCCTACCGATAGTAACCAGAAGGCCCGGCCGAATGACTCGACCGGGCCTCAAGAATTGTTTTTTGGTGGTTTTAGCTACCGCAAGTTCCACCCTTGCCACCAATTACGCAGACATCATGCTCTAGGTACTCCACACCCTGTTGCTTGGCGGCCTCGTCGTAGTCCACGGAGACCAGGGGCTGGCCACCGCGGGCGCCATCGGGGTAAACCGTGAAGCCGCGCAAGCGAGGGGCGTACTTGGACAGGGTTGCGGCGAAGTCCTCAATCTTGTCCTCGTTGTTCAGTTCCGACCCCCAGCTGGGCATGTTGATCGTCGACGAGATGGACTGGTCAACATAATCCTGGGTGTCAGCCTGGAACTTGAGGCGACGCTCGTAATCCCGGGCCAGGTCGATGGCAGACTCGATCTTGTGGGGGTCCACGCCGTACCGCTCAATCAGGTCCTTGGCGGCGCTGTCCACGACATATTGATAGTGCCACTGGGTACCGTTCTTGAGGTAGCGTCGTTTGTAAGCCACAGCAAAGACCGGTTCGATGCCGGTGGTCGTGCCAGCCAGAATACCGATGGAGCCGGTGGGGGCAATCGCCCGCTTGGCCACAGGTTCGCTGATGCCCAGCTTGGCCGAGAACGAACGGGAAACGGCATCAGACTCGTCCCGGTAGATCGCCAGCCACTTGTGGAGGTCATCGGTGACTTCGTAGCGACTGCCCCGCTGGACGAGCCACTCGTGCATACCCATGAGGCCAAGGCCGAGTCGGCGATTCTTCTCGCGAATTGCGTAAACCTTGTCGTAGGGCAGATGCGCTACCATGGTGCCACAGATCAAGAACTTGGTGGCCAACTCGACAATCTGACGGAACTCTTCGGCAGTCTCAATACGAGACATGTTCAGAGAGCCGAGATTACACACATCAGAGTCGTCCTCTGAGGTCACTTCCGTGCAGGCATTGCGCAGGGTCTCGTTCTGCTTGTCGCCGAAGTTGAAAGACCATCCAGGCTCCCCGGTCTCCATAGCCTGACGGCAGTTGATCAAAAAGACTTCGTTCTTGTGGCGATCGGGCAGGTTCAGCCAAGCGTCATCGTAGTTGGCCGAGATGTTGGTCATGTCCAACGGGGCGGGATAGTTGAAATCGGCGACCTTGCAGTCCCACACCGTCTTGTCGGTCCCTGGCACCTTCATGGAGTGCCAATCCTTGGCGTACAAGAAGGTTTTAATGTCTTGGTGCTGCCAGTTCAGCGAGGCGTAGATCGCCGACCGCCGTGAGCCACCCTGCATGACCTCGCGACCGATCTCGTTGATCATGCGCATTTTGGAGACGGGGCCGGAAGCTTCCCCGCCCGTCCGCTTCAGGGGCGTGCCCTTCGGGCGATAGATAGAATAATCTACACCAATACCACCACCTGTAGCTAAACAGCTTTCAGCTTTCCAGCTAAGCATAGCCCAGTCTTCACGCGTGTCAGATTCTGCTCGCAGAAGATAGCAATTGAAAGTGCGGATGCCATGGCTGATGACAATCTGCTGGTACTGAGGCTCAAACGGACAATAAACATCCTGTTCGCCAAGCTGTTTGATCTCCTTGACCTTAAAACCGCCCCAATCTTCAGCGTAAGCGTAGTTAATCGTGAAAATTCGGTGGTTTTTGGCAAAAGCCGTATCCCGAACCTGAGACCTTTTTTCGCCGGTTACAACCAAGCCAGCGAGAGGGGCATGGCTAATGAAATAATCAATCGCCGATTCGTTGACGCTGCACAGCTTCTTGCCAACCCTTTCGGACCCATCAGCATCAATCCAGCCACGCAAAAACCCAGCAATGTAAGCGGGATCGTCGGTCTCTGGAAGATCTTTGAGGTTAGTCAAACCTTGAATTCGGACAAGAGGGTCTCCGTTGTACGAGTCTGGGGTTGTGACGCTAAACTCAATACCGCATTCTTCAAGGTGGCGCGCCAACTTGGGCAATGTTGAGCAGTTGTGGCCACACAAACGAATTTTGTGAACCTGACTGCCATCCACGCGCTCATATTCCTTGGTGCCGTCGCCGAAAATAAGACCATGAATAAAGCCCAAGGCGCTGTCGTGGGACTGGGTGTTGGCCGGAACCACATCCCCCACCCGAATGTCGTAGGTGTCTGTCCCGTCAGCCAAAAGCCAATGGTGAGTGCGGGTTGCCTTCACCTTGTAGGTGATC